TATTACCGAGGGTTTGTGCTATTTCTGCCGCGAGTTGATTAAGAACATTTACTTTGTTTGTTCTAAGCCTAAAGTGTAATAATAGGGGATCTTTTGGATTAGGACAGTAACGCGGATTCTTTCCATCAGATGGAACATTAACTTCGGAGAATGCGTATGTATTTATATCATTTAAGACGTCAGATATAGCGAGAGCGTTGTAACTCTGCTTTACTCCCACCATATCGATAGAGGAAACGGCGACAACCGGGGTATCATTTAAGCAATAAATTTCAAAATCGAGACATCTACATCCTTGGACGATGGTGTTATGAAGGGCGCATAAGCTAACATAGTCATTTTTATACTGCCCGGATGCGCAGCAGTTATAGGCTGTTTTAATATAAAAGTCTCGAAGATTTTTTTGATAATCTTTAGAACTGAGACTTGTCCAAGCGGATGTTATTTTTGTTGGTTCATTATAATAAGATTGAATACTAAAACAATTGGTGCGATTTAAATTTAATTTTGTAGTCACATATGTAACTAGCCAAAGTAGAATAACGACAACGAACGACATTCCAAACCAATGAATCATAGATGGAGATACACTGGTATGTAACATTGCGCGCATATTCTTAACACTGAAACTAGATAATATACTTGGACTAGATGCAGCTTGTTGTTGTTGTGATGGTTGGCTCATATTATTAAGTTAGTATATAATAATATTATATATATATTGATATTGATATTAATAATATTGATATTAATAATATATATATAAAACTTGTTAAAATTATTAATATGTTAAATATATATAAAAAATAATGACAGGAGGTTTACTAAATATTGTATCTTTCGGAAATCAAAATGTTATATTAAATGGAAACCCCAAAAAAACATTTTTCAAATCGACATACGCAAAATATACAAATTTTGGTCTACAAAAATTTAGAATAGATTTTACAGGGCAAAGATCTCTTCGTTTATCCACAGATTCGAAGTTTACGTTTTATGTGCCGCGTTATGCCGATTTATTAATGGATACGTATGTTGTTGTGACTCTTCCAACCATATGGAGTCCGATTATGCCACCAAGTAGTTGTAGTGAAAACTGGGCGCCATATGAATTCCGCTGGATTGAGAATTTAGGAACACAAATGATAAAAGAAATTGTAATATCTGTTGGTGGGCAGACGTTACAGGTGTTGACGGGGAAATATTTACTAGGTCTTGTTCAGCGTGATTTTTCAAGTGAAAAGAAGAAGTTGTATGATGATATGACGGGGAATATTACGGAGTTAAACGATCCAGGTAATTCTGGAAGCCGGATAAATACGTATCCAAATGCTTATTATACAACATTAGCTCAGGGTTCGGAACCGTCTATACGATCTCGTAAGTTATATATACCGATAAATGCGTGGTTTACACTTTCGAGTAAAATGGCTTTCCCACTTATTGCGCTTCAATATAATCAGCTTCAGATAGACGTAGTTATGCGGCCTATACAGGATATTTATACGATTCGTGATGTAATGGATCCGGCAAATGGGTGGCCGATTGTTAGGCCGAATTATACAAAGGAGTATATGCAGTTGTATAGATTCTTACAGTCGCCACCGAGTGTGAGTTTGGCGGCGGATACATACCAAAATCCGGCGCAATCAGAGTGGAATGCTGATATTCATCTGGTAAGCACGTATGGGTTTCTATCAAATGATGAGGCTAAAGTATTCGCCGCAAACGAGCAGAAGTATTTGATAAAGTCGGCATATGAATGGAATTTCAATAATGTGACAGGATCTCAGCGTGTATGGCTGGAGAATACACTTGGTATGGTGAGTAGCTGGATGTTTTTCTTTCAGAGGAGCGACATAAATCTGCGCAATCAGTGGAGCAATTATACAAACTGGCCTTATGGATATTTGCCGGTGGATGTAGTTCCTGCTCCGGTTAATCCTCTTACAGATTACGGTGGGCAATATGGGGCGTTAAATTTGTCGTGTGTTCCGGCACCACCCACTGGCATTGGTCCCAATATAGGCCCGGGTTATAATCCTGCTGCTACGAACAATACGGGATACTTTGTTACACAACCATTTAGCGTTGAGAATCAGCGTGATATACTTATGAATCTAGGTATTTTATTGGATGGGAAATATCGCGAGAGTCCTCTTGATGCCGGTATATTCAACTATGTGGAAAAATATGTGCGAACAAAGGGGAATGCACCTGATGGGCTATATTGTTACAATTTTTGCCTAGATACGGACCCTTTTGTGATACAACCGTCTGGCGCTTTAAATACGAGCAAGTTTTCAAATGTTCAGTTTGAGTTTACTACATTTTATCCACCACTCGAGCCCAATGCGAATTTTCTTACGATTTGCGACTCACAAACGAATCCGCTTACTGGTGAACCGATACCAATTGGAGTGAATAAGCCAGTATGGCGTATATATGACTATAACTATAATTTAGTAATATTGGAAGAACGTTTCAATGTTGTTACATTTATGTCGGGCAATGTCGGGCTTATGTATGCGAGATAAACTAGGCAGAAGGGTGGATGTTATACAATATATCGCAATAAAGATGCGAAATATTGTATTTATGAGACAAGACAAGACAAGACAAGACACATCATACCAGCGATGTATTTAGTTGCTGCGATACTTGGACAAATGTTGTACATAGGGGAATATGCTTAATACACGAGGCATTTATATAAGTACATGTGCTTCGCAGCCCTCCCAGATAATCAAGCACGGTGTTTTCAAGAGGGCCACGATATGGGACACTAATAACGCGACCTTCTGATGCGCGATAATTATCCATACCCCCATAATGTTTATCCATAGCGTGCGACGAACTCATACCATAAAACAGTTTGCTTTGCGAGCCATTGGGGTTTGTAATAAGTTCACCGGGATTTTCATCGTGTCCAGAGAAAGCACCACCAGCCATAACAAAATCGGCACCTCCACCGAATGCCTTTGCCATATCACCAGGGCACGTTATTCCGCCATCGCCGATAATATGACCACCTACACCGTGTGCAGCGTCAGCACATTCCATAATAGCGGATAGTTGAGGCATACCTACACCGGTTTTCATACGTGTAAGACAAGCACTGCCTGATCCGATACCTACTTTAACAATATCGACGCCGCCATTGAGAATAAGCTCTTCTACTATTTCGCGTGTTACAACATTTCCAGCAACGATGATTTTATCAGGATAAGCTGCGCGAACACGTTTACAGAATTCGACGAGCGACTGTATATATCCATTTGCGATATCTATACAAATCCAGTTACACTCTACACTGGTGAGAATACGAGTCAGACGAGCGAAGTCGTGGTCTTGTATGCCTGTTGACACCATAAAATAATCGGGATTAAATCTCGTGTTGTTTTTTGTCTGATAATCAATAAAATCTGCCACATCATAGAATTTGTGAAAGGCGGTGATAATTTTAAATTTTGATAAAATATCGTAAACGCCGAAAGTGCCGACAGTATCCATATTAGACGCGATTATCGGAATACCATCCCACGTTTTTAGGGATATACGATTCTTGAATTTGATAGTTCTAGTTAGATGAACGGCTGAACGTGTATTGAGTGTTGAACGTTTGGGGCGGATTAGAACATTATTGAAATCTAGTTTTAGACCTTCTTCGATTTTTGTCATTTAGTTATGTGTATGTGAGTATATGTGTATACCTGTATATGTGTTATATATTTATAGTAAATAGTTTTTAAATCTATATTGTATATTGTATATTGTATATTTAATAATATTTTTGGGAATGTATGAATAATATAAAATGTTATAATATAGTATATTAATACATAATAATAATATATTATGCCATTTTATTCAAATTTATTCTCAAGTGCAGGTATTTTTAATAGACAAAAGTATAACGAACCATTTGAATCATATATAGAAGGATTTGGTCTTCCCGATTTCACTGATAGTGGTGGTGATGATGGTAGCGGTGATACAGGGGATAGTGGGAATACAGGTGCTACAGGGAGTAATGGAGGAGGAGGCTTCTTTGGTTCTGGTGG